TCACGAAGCAGCAGCTCGCGCTCCGCAAGAGAGACTGGGTCAAGATCACGAATGAGATCATCGACGGCAGAGAGATATCGTGGCGCGAGTTGGTGTCACCGGATCGTAGCTACAGGCTCGTCGCTGCGCGGCAGCACGTCTGGTATGCAATCCGCCTCGAGCTGAAGTTAAGCTATCCACAAATCGCGGCCAAGTTTGGCCGAGATCACACGACAATCATGCACGGTTGTCAGCAGCACGCAAAGAGAATTGGAGTTACCCTTGACCAACCGAAAAAATCACCGAGCTACGCTGGAAGAGACACTGGCCACCATCACGCAGAGAGGAACGGAGTACGGCGACCCAAAGCCGTCGTTCAAGCGCGCCTCACTGTTCGCGAGCACATTGCTCGGCAGGACGGTCACGCCCTATGACGTCGCCATCGTGATGATGTCCGTGAAGCTCTCTCGCATCTCGAACGAGCGGAAGCATGACAGCTTCGTCGACCTGATTGCGTACGCATCATTCGCAGACGAGTACGTCGACGACGCAGCGCCAGAGGAAGCGCTGAAGATACGCCTCGACAATGTCGCGGCAGACATAGACGAAAACATCCGCGAGATCGCGAAGACGCTCGCGCCAATGAAGGGAGAACGTAAATGATATTCTCGGCAATCATCCCCCTCGACGATGTCGACGTCGAGATCATGGGGAAGTACAGCGGACTGTCGATACGGGACGGTGAGGCGCACGTACGCTTCAACACCCCGCATGACGAAAACCCGTGGTATCTCGACAGCATCGTGCTTGGCGGTGGGATAGTCATCACGCTCGACGATGCTCGCGACCCGATAAAGCACCCGGTGGTCAGTGCCATGTGGGCTTCGGCTCTGGCGTACATCGAGGATACCGCAGACGAGATGGCAGAGCGTGGGAGCGACACATGGTAGAGGTGCGCAGGGATGGCGATGACGTGTTCCTCGTGATGAAGGATCACGCTCTCGCGGGGTGGTTCAAGTGGAGCGCCAGCCGGGGGCGCTGGAGGGCGTACACAGTGCGCGGCGACGTGAGTATGCACACGCTGCGGTCAGACGCGATTGATACGATTGTTGGTTACACAGTAGGGGGTGAGTGATGGATACAATAAGCGACGTGTGGACGCTCAAGCTGCTGGCGTTTGCGATTATCTGGATGGCGGCTTGCCCGTTTTACTTCACTTACAAGGACTACGACGTGAACGTGAAAACGGTGACGGTAATGATGTTCCCTTTGATCGTGTTCTTGGTTTGGTTTTTTGTATTTTGGTGGGGGTGAGTGATGGATTACGACAGGAGCATACACAATAACCCTGATGCGCAAGCATGGGCAAAGTTTTTTATTGAGACAACAAAGGACATAGATCGTGAAGTATTCAGTGTTGAAGGATACATGACCGCGTGGTTCTCCAACGCAATGATGGCTATGCACGACAGCATGAAGCCGCAAGAAACTGACGACACCATCGCCAAGTACGTGAAAGCCTGCTCTGATCTTTCCCAGCAGGGCATTGCAGAATGGAACCGTGCAGAAAAAGCCGCCGCTAAGTACAAAGAGTTGCGGGAAGCACTGCGGGAAATTTATGAAGTGTACGCGGGGTCTGAAGGAATACCTCAACCAATGACCGCAGCGGAGGGTTACCTGTTATCGCTTCTTATGGAAGTTGTGAGGATTGCACAAAAAGCACTGAAGGAGAAAGAGTGATGGCAACGAAGAAGAAGGGCATCCTCACATCTGCGCCGCAGTGGTGGGATCATCTGAAAGACTGGAAGAAAGTATTCTGGAGCGCAGAGCGTAAGGCCGTCAAAAGAGAAATTAAAAAGGAACTTCGTGATGGCAACGTGTGACTGCCTATTGAGCAAGGAAACCTGCAACTGCGAACACTCGGCTGATCTGATCGACAGGCTGAACAATATGAAGACAGACGCCAACGACTACTTCGTGATCGTTGATGCTGTCAACGCAATCACCGCGCTGCGGACCAAGTTGAAAGAGATGTCCGAGGACATATGTCTACAGCGTGATGATGCGTGGGACGAGGGGTATGCCTGCGGTCGCGAGCAAGGCCCACGGCTTGATGATCGTGGTGACAACTTGGACGGGAACTGAGCGATGATGCTCGACCCCGACTGCTTCATCAGCGTGATGCTGATCGCGTCTGCTGCGTGTATCGCCACAGCAATAACCATAATGATCCAGTCAATGATGAGGGACGACGATGATAACCTATGACCTGCCAGCGGCAGACTACCATGCGATAGACGCGCTATCGGCCAGTGGCGCGAAGCTATTGCTGAAGTCACCGGCGCACTACCTTGCGGCGAAGGAGCACCAGCGCGATCCGACACCGGCGATGGCGTTCGGTTCTCTCGTCCACTCTCTGGTGCTCGAGCCGGACACGGTCGACGCGCTCTACATCGCGGCACCGAAGTTCGACAAGCGCACGGCTGCCGGTAAGGCTGCGGCTAAGAAGTTCGACGCGACCGCAGGCGGCAAGACCGTCGTCGAGATGGACCTGTTCCAGAAGGCGCAGCGCGTCGGTGATTCCGTCCGCTCGCACCACCGCTACAGCGAGCTGCTGAAGGGTGCGAAGTTCGAGGCGTCGATGTTCTGGGACCAGCACGGCGTGCCGTGTAAGGCCAGAGCCGACGCGCTCAACGGTTCCTCGATCATCGACCTCAAGACTACGAAGGACGCATCTCCCGACGGGTTCGCCAAGAGCGTCGCGACGTTCCAGTACCACCTACAGGCGGCGCACTACCTTGATGGCTACAGCATCGCATCGGGCTTCATGGCCGAGCGTTTCGTGTTCATCGCAGTCGAGACTGAGGCACCGTTCGCCGTCGGCGTGTACGTGCTCGACGCGGCGAGTATTGCTGGTGGCGCTGAGCTGATGTCGCAGGCCGGACGCGCTTACCGGATCGCGAAGAACGCATCTGCGTGGAAGGGTTACTCGCCCGACATTGTCGAGATCGCTGTGCCAAGATACGCGATGCCTGTGGAGATGCTGTAGCTGCGGCGTAGACAGCATCGCATAAATCGGACACATATGCGTGAGGGAGACAACAATGACTGATACGATACACCTTATGGTGAGGATGATGGACGAGCGGCGCATCGAGCGTGGCCTGTCGAAGCGCGACCTATCGCTCAAGGCGGGGCTGGCTCACGGCACGTTCTGGCATATTACGAAGAAGCCCGAGGGCATCACGCTGGGTACGGCCATCGCGCTGTGCGAGGTGCTGAACTTTACGCTGCAAGTCAGCGTCCTGCGCGACGTGTTCGGTGACGAGATCACTGACCGCGAGATCGGGGCTGCGGCATGAGGTATCTCTCCGTCTGCTCCGGCATCGAAGCCGCGACCGTTGCGTGGCACGGCCACGGCTTTCAGCCGCTCGCGTTCAGCGAGATTGAGAAGTTCCCACGTCAGGTTCTCGCGCACCACTATCCCGATGTCCCGCTGCACGGTGACTTCACCGTTCTGCGTGAGCAGCACTGGATTGGCGATGCCGATGTGCTTGTTGGCGGCACGCCGTGCCAAGCGTTTAGCGTGGCCGGACTTCGTAATAGCCTCGACGATGATCGTGGCAACTTGACCCTAGAGTTTGTGAGGCTTGCAGATGCAATCGACGATCTTCGACCTACTGGATGCGGCACCGTCATCGTATGGGAGAACGTCCCCGGAGTGCTCTCCGTTAAAGACAACGCCTTCGGGTGCTTACTCGGGGCGCTTGTCGGAAATGATGACCCCATCGTCCCGACAGGGGGAAAGTGGACAAGTGCGGGTATGGTTGTGGGACCGAAAAGATCAGCAGCGTGGCGAGTTCTCGACGCTCAATATTTCGGAGTGGCCCAACGACGCCGTCGTGTGTTCGTTGTCGCAAGTTCTAGAGACGGATTCGATCCCGCAGAAGTTCTTTTTGAGCGCGAAGGCTTGCGCCGGAATACTGCGCCGAGCAGAGAGCAGGGGAAAGAAGTTGCCGCCACAGTTGCAGCACGCTTTGGAATCAGTCGCAACAACCACGAAGAAGTAGTGGCGGCAACAATCCAGTCACGAATGGGATCGGGCGGCTTTGATCTCGAAACCGAAACAGCAGTCATGCAATGCTTCGACCGCCAACGCAGCGACGAATATGGGACCGACGACGTCGCATCGACGATGAGTGCGCGGGACTACAAGGCGGCGACTGATCTTGTAACGCAATCGGTATCGCCGACGCTTGACGCCAACATGGATCGCAAGTGGGGAAGCAATCAATGGGTGAACCAAGGTTTCGCTATAGTGCAACCGATCACTCAGTTTGGAGAAATTGCAGGAACGCTCGGCGCAAGATCATGCCGCTCAATCGGTGCGCAGGACGCTGAAGTGGGCCACCTCATTGCGCAGCCGATTAATATTTACGGTGGGAACAAACGTCCTGATCGTCCGAATGGTGGTTTTTATGTTGATGAAAATCCTGAGATAAGCAAAACGCTTGATTCTTTATCTGGATTGAACCCAACAGCCGCACAAGGAGGTACTGCTGTTTTGCAGCCGATTACCTTCGGAGCGCAGATGTCGACCCCCCAGACGGATGTTGATATGGTTCAAACGCTCGGTGCCAAGAACCCGATGGCCGTCACATACTTGATCATGCCGCAAAACAGCGGCAAGGATTACAAGGCACGGGAAGTCGATGT